AAACCCACTTCTAAAAGAGAGTATAAAGAAAATATTGTAGATATTTCTAACGCGCTTGAAATAATTAATCAATTACAGCCAAGGGAATTTAATTTTAAACAATCATATTTTGGAGAAATAGATCCATCAACAGAACAGCCATGGACGGCAGAAGCTCGTACTATACAATCTCTTTTTAGGACATATGGTTTTATTGTGGATGAAGTTCAAGATGTTGATCCTGGCCTCGTTGCATACGAACCAAGTGAAGTTGGCAATTTGGACATATCACAATGGAAGGCATTTATGTGGAAGGACTTAGAAATAATAGCTTTATTAACAAAAGCAGTTCAAGAATTATCTAATAAAATAGATGAATTAGAAAAACAATAACAAGCTAGAATTGACAAAACCACTATTGAAAGATAGTATATAATATACTTATGTCAAAACTGTTTATCAAAAAAAATAAACAAGATTTAATTTTTGAAGAACAAACAATAGAGGAAAAACATTCAATGCAATTATCGGAAAGTTTTGATCCACAAAATAATAATGATTCTAATTTAGATATTAATTTAATAATAGCATCTTTTCAAGAAAAACTATCTCAATTAATGACTGAGGTAGTAATAAAAGATGCTACAATAAAGCAATTAACAGCAATAATAGAAAAACAAAAAGGACACTAAGATGAGTGAAAATAATGAAGTAACAACAGAAACAAATGAAAGCAATCCAGTAAAAACTGAGTTCGTAGTTGAAATTAAGATTAGTGATAAGAATCTTTCGTATCGTTCTGACTTTTCTGAGGCTGAAACGATTTTTTGGCTTGAATCAGTTAAGGGACTTATTATTAAGAATACCTTTGACAAAGCCGGCATCTCACAAAACTAAGTTATAAAAACTATTAAAATTAGTACTATTTTAATTAGTTTTTATAGGAGACAATAATGGCTTTAAAAGATTATATACCCTTTCGTCAAGTAGAAGGTTTTTCTAACTCTGATTTTATAGCTAGAACTATAGAACCAGAAGATGTAAAAACAATCTCAAAGACGATGAAAGTCGCTACACTAGCACTTGGCTATCAGGGTTCTACGTATTGGTATAACACTAGAAGTACTTTTGAGCCGTCTCCATATGACTTTGAAAGAATAATGCAGGCTGTTGATACAGACTCGTATGTTAAACAAGCTTTAAACAAATATAAAGAATTGTTTTGGAAAGAAGGCTGGCAAATTGTCGGAGAAAATCCAGAAGCAGTTTCGTATTTGTACCAAAGAATAGATTTTATGGAAATGGCTATGAAAAGACCATTTTCAGATTTCTTATTAGAAGTTTCAGATCAGTTATTTAAATATGGAAATGTTTTTATTGTAAAAGCACGCGCCGATATATCAGAATATTTCCCAACAAAATTAAATCCTATATCTGGAACTGAGTCAATTGTTGGCTATTATCTTATACCCACTGAACAAGTGAGAATAATGAGAGATAAGCATAATAGGCCAAAGATGTATGAGCAGATGACAGATCCTTTAACGTATTCTCCTACAAATAAAAATCCAGTTTGGTCTGCGGATAGGGTTATACATATAAGTGTCGACAGAAAAACTGGAAGAGCTTTTGGAACCCCATTCCTTACAACAGTTTTAGATGACGTTGTTGCTCTTAGGCAAATAGAAGAAGATATCCAAAATTTAGTTCATAGAGAATTGTTCCCGCTATATAAATATAGAATTGGAACTCCAGAACAGCCAGCTGAGCCAGATGAAATTGATAGAGCGGCCGCAGAAATAGAAAATCTAAGATCAGAGGGTGGGTTGATCTTGCCCCATAGACATGATATAGAAATTGTTGGTTCTGGCAAAGAGGCACTTGATGCATCGAGTTACCTTGAGCACTTTAAGGAAAGAGTTGCAGTAGGACTTGGTGTTTCCCCTCATCATCTCGGCATGATGATGAATGGTGGCAATAGATCGGTAACTGATCGATTAGATGTTGCGCTATACGATAAGGTTAAGCAATATCAAAAACAATTTTCTGATATGATTAGACTTCACATATTTAATGAACTTCTATTCGAAGCTGGTTATGATCCTATAGTTAATCCAGTCGAAGAAACTGTGTCAGACAGATGCTTCTTTAAGTTTAAAGAAATTGATGTTGATACTCAGGTTAAAAAAGAAACACATATCATGCAAAAATATGCTAATTCACTAATTAGCTTAGACGAAGCAAGAGTAGAACTTGGTTTAGATCCAGAAGTTGATGAGGAGAATTTGTTTCCGTCAATACAGGGTAGAGTCCAAATTGATATAGCTCAAGCTCAGGCTAAAATAGCAGCACAAAACACTCCAGCTAAAGCTACTGATGTTAAAAAGGATGGAGACAAACAAGCTTCTGCTCCTAAGGGTCAAAGAAATCTTCCTTCAAATAGAAGAGGAACTGGTAACTCAGTAAGACCAGCAAATCAAAATGGCAGAAATAGTTCTCCAAATATTAGAAGATCTGATATGTCTTGGTTATCAGCAATTGAAAATGCGCTAGAAAAAGACTATAATGTAGTGTATACTAATGAAGACGAAAATCCAATTGAAAATTTAATTAAGGACAAAAACACCAATGAGTTTAATGATTAATTCTGAAATTTCAAAACAATTTCTTCTTGAAGAAGATGCAATTGAAGGCTTTAGAAAAGCTGTAGCAAATAATCAAATAAGACTTGCATTACAAATTCTAGTTGAAATAGTCGATGCTTTTATGGAAGGTTTCCAAGTTTTGATGGAAGAACCTGAAGAAAAAGAAGTCGCCTCACAAGAATTAGCACAGAATAAAGAACAAAAAATAGATTTGCTAGCAGAGTCTGCATCTAAAAAAGATGAAAAAGAACCAGCAAAACCAGTAGTAAAAAAAGAAACTAAAACAGCTGAATAAAAAATGAAACTTATTATAGGATGTCCAATCTACAAAAGAGATTGGATTTTATCTCAATGGATTAGATGTATACTAAAGCAATCATTAGATATTTCTAATATTGGTTTTGTTTTTGAAACTGCTCCTGATGATATCGCCACCACCAAAGCACTTCATGCTTGGAAAAAGCTAGATCCAAGAATTCCTTTGTTTGTGATTAATGAAAGAAATGACATTAATCATTATGAACACAAAAACAATGGAAGACAATGGACACTATCTAAATATCATAATATGATTTCTTTAAGAAATTCTGTTCTTCAAACAGTCAGAGAACATCAACCAGATTATTATCTAAGTTTGGATTCAGATATTTTATTGGAAAATCCAAACACACTAGAACTATTAATAGCACACATTAAAGCTGGAGCAGATGCAGTTTCCCCTCTTATGTATATGACTCCAGTAGGTGATCAATTCCCAAGCGTAATGAGCTGGAAAGATAAAGTTGGCGAAATGGCATACAGAGAAAAATCATATCCACTTGGATCTTTTTTTCAGTCAGATATAATAATGGCTGCAAAAATGATGTCCAAAGATGTTTACAATAATGTAGATTATGTATTCCATCAACAGGGAGAGGATTTGGGTTGGTCAGCTAATGCAACTAAAAATAATTTTTCGTTGTTTAGTGCATCCTATATCTATGCACCTCATATTATGTCTCCGGCACACTTAGATGAGTATAAACGCAATGGTGATAAGAGAAGTTCTGAATTTTTGGAAAACCTACTAAAAGTCTGATATAATCATATAAAATTGTTTAATGTTATAAAAACAAATTACTATACGTATAGTTCTTAAAAATGGAGATATAAATGGCCTTTGATTTTGTTGAAACCTTTAGGGTTCAACTTCCGGATTTTTCTGGTGTAGATTTTAATTTTTCTGAATCAGAAAATTTAAATAAAGGTTTGATAATTGAGGTAGCTGCAATCCACGAACGGATTAACAGCTAACTACAACAATTATTCAGCTCAAGCATTAGAAAACGCCTTACAATCATGGGTTGAGCCATACCCGAAACCAATCATACTTAATCATGATTTGAACTCCGAGCCAATTGGCAGAGTTATGGCAGCAAAGATGGACAAAGAAGAAGATGGTTCTTCATTTGTTAGGTTACAGGTTGCTATCACTGATCCTAACGCAATACAAAAAGTTTTAGATAAAAGATATTTAACTGGCTCAGTAGGCGGTAGAGCCGGCAAAGCAGTATGCTCAATTACCGGAGAAGATTTGGCCGCAGAGTCCGAAGACGGCAGACCAAAACTGGCTAAATTTAAAAGAGGTCAAGTTTATAAGGGTAAACTGGCCTTTGTAGATATGCAAGATATATCCTTTAAGGAATATTCTTTTGTTAATCAACCAGCAGATTCTAAGTCTGGCGTAAGAAAAGCCGGAAATAAAGATGTTAAGGTTGAGAATTCATCAAATGACTGGGTAGCAAGGAGTTCGGCTTTTGTTTTAAGCATGAACGAAGAAGAAATTTACTCGGTTGAAGAACATAAATCAATATTAAAAGGCCTTAAATCTAAAGAATCAAAACCTCTTTATATGCATTTGAAGGGGGCTTTTTTAACAGCTTATGCGATTCACGAAAGCGAAGATTACAAATATACTAATGATTCATTACTATATGTTGAGAATCATAAGAAAGATATTCTTGAGGAGAAATTAAACATGAATGATGAAGTCAAGAATGAAGATATATTGGCTACGGTTGAAGAGCTTAGCCAAGATCTATCTCAAGCAACTTCTCCATCCTCGTCAGAGGAAACTACGGATGCAGCGCAAAACAAAGAGCAAGCTGCAACAGAAGAAGAAGAAGTACTTGCTAAAGATGAGTCCAATGAATCAAAAGAAAATGATGGCTCAGATTTAATAGTAGCATTGGATAATGCACTAAAAATTGCTAAAGAAAACAAAGATGAATCTTTGGTTGATATTCTTTCTGCAAAAATTAAAGATTTAGAAAACGTAAAAGCATCAATAATTGATACAACTTCAAATGAAACTGAAGAAGTAGCAAAAGAAGATGCCAAAGGATCTGAAGAGGTTTTAGATTCAAAAGAAGAACAGGTTGATACTGTTGATTCTTCTGAGACTACTACTTCTAAAGAAAATGAGAAGACTGAAGAGTCAAAGACAGACCTCACTGGCACAATAAAAGCCGATGAGCAAGCCTCTGAGCAAGATGTCGATGACAAAACAAAGAAGCTTCAGTCCCTCGAAGAAGAAAATCAGAAACTCAAGAATGCATTGCATAGAACTCTTGTTGAAAGAGTTGTAGATGCAAAAATTGCAAACGGAATAGAGTCATATGAAGCAAGAGAAGAACTAATAGCTGATCATTCAAACAGAACAGCTTCTTCTTTGGCTGATTCTTTAAGAGATTTGGCAAGCATGCCTGTTACAAAAACAAAGCGTGTTAATATGCCAGAAATCAATTCTGAAATTGCTGTTGAAAATGAACAAAATGTTATATTTTCAGATAAGCAAGAAGAAGAAATTGAAGAAGTAAAGACCAACGCTGTTGAACAACTTTTTGTAGATGCCTTCATGGGTCGTCGTAAACTCTAATCACAACTTTAAGGAGATATTAAATGTCATTAGCTAAATTTCGTAAAGTTGGCACTAAAACAGGTGCTGGTCGTTTTGTAGTCTCTCCTGGTATTGCACCAGCAGCCTACTTGCTTCCATCAGCAGGATTGCCAACATGGTATTTAGATTCAGAAGATGATCGTTTTGAAATTGTAATCACTAAGGGTACAATTCTTTCGGTCGTCGCAGATGCTAGTGGTGATGCAAGAATTGTTCCTGCAAACGGATCAGGTTCTGCAGTAACTTGGGGCGATACAACCGCAGGTTGGGATCCATTAGATGGTGCAACACCATCATACTCAGGCTCAGGCGCTACTGACACAGTTTCAGTAGAGGTTAGATCAATCCCAATTGGCTGTGCTCAGTATGACCTCTACCGTCCGTTTGATAAAGGCACTTCGCAAGGCGCTGGATTCATTACTCATGGATACGTTGAGTACCCAATGGTTAACCTCGTTAATAACGATGTAACTGTTGGTTCATTAATTAAGGCAGACCATATGGGCCGCCCAGTAGCTCTTTCAAAGACTGATGCTGGTAGCTACCCATGGTTGCAAGTAGGTAAGGTAGTTGAGGTTGAGAAGTTTGCTACAAACTTTGATGACGGCCTTCTCTCCTACATGCAGTTGCCATCAGATCCAGGTGCCCTGAAAACTGTATACGAGCTTACACGCTCGGGTTCATTCTCAGGTAAATTGGGTATACGTTCTAATTTGGACGTAAATAATGTGATTGGCGCATTCCGTGTCAATCTAACACTTTAGAAATTAAACAGGAGGAATATTCCTAAGATGAGTAAGACAATCCAAGAGCTCCTCTCGGGTCTCCCAGCTTGGGAGAACGCTTTAACCGAGGACGGGCATATAGACGAAAATAATAGAGTAACTATTAAGGAAGCATTTGCATCACCCGATGCAGCGATACTTTTCCCAAAGGTTATTTCACGTACACTTAAAGAGGCAGCAGAGCCACAACTTCTTGTGACTCCACTTCTCTCGACAGTACGCCTAGGTAAGGGCCGTTCACTCGAGTTCCCAGCAGTCAATGCTATTCAAGCAGCAGAGATTCCTGAAGGCCAAGAGTATCCAGAACAAGCGCTCGCATTTGCAAAGCAGATTGAAGGCAAAGTATCCAAGAAGGGCGTCAAGCTCTCCTTTACAGAAGAAGTCATTTCAGACTCACTCTGGGATATCGTAGGCCTTCACGTCCGCGCTGCAGGTAGAGCAATGGCTCGTTTGAAGGAGCAAATTGCCTTGTCACGTTTCAAGGACGCAGCTACAATTGTGTTCGACAATGCTGGTGGCGGTTACGATAGCACAACCGGTAGAGGGATCGATGGCGAGTTCAACGACACTCTTCACTGGGATGATGTTGTCGACATGGCTGCTGTTCTTATGGCAGAAAATCATGTCCCAACAGACTTTATCCTCCACCCACTTATGTGGTCGGTATTCCTCAAGGATGCCATCTTCCACACAGGTGGTTCTGCAGCAGCAGTCAATACAAGTTGGGGTTACCGTCCAGACTCAAGAGAAGGTGCACTAAACAACACCGCTCCTATGGGTTTGAATGTAATCGTATCACCATTCGTAAGCTTCACTGCAAAGTCGGGTGCAACGCCAGCTAAGTCTGACGTGTTCTTGATTGATCGCAATGAAGTCGGTTCACTTCTTGTCAAGGATGACATGACCACAGATCAGTTCGCTGATCCAAGTCGCGACATTCGTCAGATGAA